TTAAGAGCAGATGTATAGTTTAAAGCACCATTGATTGTTACATCGCCTTGGAATGTAACACCTTTAGCAATAGAATCACTAATTGAAACTAAAATGTCTCCAGAAGAAGCACCTTCTCCTGCCGCTGTAGTACCAACAAGAACATCAATACCATCACCTGACAGTCCATCAAAAACTTTTATGTTGTTTAATTTAGCAATTATTTCATTATTGGTTTTGTTAAACCAATCATAGAAAGTATCACCTTGATCTAAAGAACTTATTTGAAATAAATTGTCTTCTACGCCCATTGTTTGTTTCCTCTAGTTCTATGTATTAAGATCAAAAAAGTAATCCATTCATAAATCGATAAGTAGTTGAAGAATCTACTGTAAACAAAGGAGCAAATTCATCTGTTGATTGTGGTACTCCTCCATTGATCGTTCCGTCAGTAAAACCATCTGCTGCCCATCCAGTTACTGCAAGTAGATATCTATCTGCACCTTCTGCATTGAAATCTTTATCCCCCGAAGAGTTATCGTAAAGATTGGGATCTGCGTTAGCCCCTAATTTCAAGTTAGTTACTCCAAATCCAACAGTTCCTGTGGAGTTTGCTGGAACATTTAGAGGAGCAAGAAGTGGTATGTAAATCCAATGTTTTAAATTAGTTTCTGGTTCTTGTACCAAATACCAACCAGCATTCACACTAATTTGATTATTGTTTCTTTGAATAAGATCAGGAGACAAAGGTGTCACCCCATCCCATCCAGGTCCATTTACTTGAACTCCATCTCCGGGATTCATGGTAGTTGAATTGATCCAATTAAAAATCATAGTATTTGTCAAAGTACTATGAACATACATCATTTCTTGAATTTCATTAAGTTCGGAAGCCTGTAGGGCATATCCTGGCTTAAAGGCAACCCCAACATAATTGCGAAGAAGACTAGCATTGCTGCTGAAATATTCAGAAAAAAGTCTGCTATAGTACGGAGACTCAGTGAACGGTAAATTTTGATTTTCGTCGAATGGCGTGAATGACAATTGATTTCTCCTATTGATCTAATACAAACCTGAATCTGAAGTTTTTAGTTGCGCGCCCATCAGTGTCTGATGGTATATCTATTTGGGCGGAATTACTGAAAAGAAGGTTTCCGCTATTTGGTTTAATATCTGGAATTGTTGAAGTTGTTATCAGGAAAGTTTCATCACCACCACCCACCGAAGTAATCTTAAAACTTTCGCCGTCACGAAACGAGGATGGATTTGGCGTTGCAATTGAGACAGTGGCTCTGTTCGTAAAAGAAGGATTTCTCTCGAATGAAGTAACTGTACCTTTTACTGCACCAGAAGATGTATTAAATGCGTTATTTCCGATTGGTATAAATTCATCAGTATCGATTGTACTATTATCTTTCTTTCTTATTATTATAGAAGTAAGATTCGATTTTGCAGATTTTTGCGATATATTATTAGTTTTTGCAAAAACTGTTCCATCGGTATTTAAGACATTTTTAATTATACCATATCGAGTAAAACTTTTTTGATCGATCACAGAACTTATTTCCGAATCTTTTGCAGCAATATTGAATAAAATTTTAGATACATTTAATAATTTTCTTGGGTTATCTTCGACATTATCTTCGACATCATCTAAACTTACATCAATTGCATCTATAAGCAAATTCTGTATATCGGTAGATGCGGCATCAGGAATAGTTAAAACATAGTCTTCGCTGTAATTTTTACCTCGGTTTTTAATTTCTATACCTTCGGCGTAATATTTTTTATCTGATCCAATATATGTTATTAAATTAATTTTTGCATTGGATCCAGTCTCACTTCCAACTACAACTTCTGCGGATGGAACTTTTACCTCTCGATTGCTGAGGGATATTCCACTAAAATCTATAAAGGCAGATATAATTTGCCCATTATTTCTTGATCCATCTTCTTTAATTTTAATTTGATAATTGTTGTTTGTGTTTTCGTTTGGTTTGGAATTTTTAATTTTAGTTTCTGTATCTAAAACTGTAATTGACTTTGCGCACGCAGAACATCCCGCTGTACCTTCAATAAACACTACCTCTCTATTAAGTCTTTCCCCGTAAATTTGACAAGTAAAACAATTCGGCACATCACAAATACAATCAACAAAGTCACCAACTGCATATGTTCCGTTGTTTGGCCACTTTTGTTCCTTTTCTTTTGCATATGTACAACAAGATCCAGTTCCACCAGAAGAACCTGATAATCCACAGATAGAATCATATCTATTTTCAAACCCGACTGTATTACTAAATTCTTGGAAATCTACAGTTGCATTTGGTACTGGCATATAAGATTCTGTTGTAAATCTTGCAATAGCGTTATCTATTTTATAAAGTGCAAGCCATGTATATCCATCAGCATAAGTTTTATATCCTATGGTGTGAGTAGGTGTCTTTGTTGAATTGGATTGACGAAATAAATCTTTTCTATTTTTTGCATTACTAGAAATGCAAAGATATACAAAACCATTTTGAGTATTATGCACATAATATTGATCGTCAGTTGCATTTCCGCTGGCTAAAAATGGATCATAAACTTTTCCTGTCGTGTAATTTATTTTTTCAATGACCGGATGAACTTCATCTCTTCCTATGTTTCTTATGTAAGAAACATCACCCCAAATTCTTTTTCCTGCTATGGTATTATCTTCAGTGCTAGTAGAGGTTCCTCCTATAAAGAAAGAATATGTATCTTTTTTGTCTGGATTAGAAAACTCAGAATAAAACCTTTCAAGATTACTATTCTTAAAACTAACCAAACTTTTTGCCGGCACCGGAGTGCTTACTGAATTTGCTGTTTTATAACTTACCATTTATTTTCCAATCTAGTCCTCGTATATATCATATATTAAACACCCAAGCAAACAAATCCAGAGGCGCCGCATGCGGATATTCCATCGTTTGGATTGATTGTTAATCCAGAGAATGAAGGTGATAATTCTAGGAATTGCCAAATATTAATATCGCCAATATCGGGGGTTATTCCGCTTGGGATTTGAAAAGCCCATACCGGGTGTTTATGTGAAGGTGCGTTATATGTATATCCAACACCATAATGAGTGGAAGTTAAAGATGCCCCAGAACACCCAACGCAAGGTGGTACATCTACAGTAGTCCCCATGTAATATGCAAAATAGTTTTCTAGTGCTGGAAGAGTTGCATAAGGATCAAAATCAGAAGTAGATCCCCCTACAGGAACATAATCATTAATAGTTTTTTCAAAAAATGGTTTTAATCCGGCCGGATGAAGGATGTTTAGCAGAACATCAGAGTATTCATTATCATCTCTACCTACTTTGAGTAAGTATGAGTAATCTTGATACCACCAACCATCTCTTAAAACCGAACCGTTAAGGTAGGATCCACCCAGTGATGATATTTCGTCATAGGATCCAGTGGATCCAGTCTCTGCTGCTCTAAAACCAGAAAATCTACCACCATTCAATCGCATTATATATTTTTTAGGGTAGTCTATTCCTATGTCTTCACCCGAAGCACCAAATCCAGTTACTCCGTACAGAGTCTTGAAAAAGTATCTGTAGGAATTCTCATTACCTTTTCTGTGATAAAATTCGGTTCTAATATTTCGAACAAAATTTCTAAATCTAGTTGAATCTTCGCTTTGATTTCCTCTGTTTTCAATTTTATCTTCAGGAAAACCTGCAACATATGCTAAAGTAATTTTTTTAAGAAACTCTATTTCGGTATTATCAAGAGCATAAAGAGATTGAAAATCTTCTAGATCTGTGTAGTATCCAGCACCTTTATCGTTATTTTTACAATACAACCAATCATAGTAATTAACTGCTAAATCTACAAAGTTAGAAGGGAGATCGGAATCTCTTTCCAAAATCCATTTTGGTATTATGTGTGTTATATCAAAATTATTTACGCACTGTGTGTCGTCAAACGAAAATACAGTATCATCTTCAAGTGTTTGTTCGTCACCTTGATCTTCGTCTGGTCTAAAGGGCCCAGGCGGATCATTTGACTTTGGCGGAACTCCGGTATTATTGTCATCATCTTTAGTGATATCGATCAATCCTGCAATTGCAAGAAGTTCTGCACCTTCAGATCCCGGTTTATTTTGAACACCTGTAGTTGGTTTTGGTCCAAGCATTAGTTAATAGATTCCTTTTTCACAGTAACTGCGAATTCAAAATTACTTAACAATTCTTGCTTCGATACGAAAGAAATTTTCTTTGGTCTGATCGATAAAGTAAATTCCCCAGTTAAAACGCCTGGATCTATTACAACAATTCCTCGCTCGTAGTTTACTTTACCCACATTTTCTTTAACCAGAACTAAAGTATCATTTTCTTCTTGGTATGCATTTATTTTACCATACCCAGTATCACTATTGAAATCTGCTGGATTTACAGAATTTCTTATAATGATATTATCACCCAAATTACTCACAGTTGGTGTCGAAGAGACTGACACAGAACTGGATTGTAGTATTGAATTTTTAGCGAGTATTTGTCTTCCGTTATTGCTTATTTTTTGTGATATCTCTAAAGTTGTGCTGATTTCTGATGGATCTACATTTAAACTAGAATCAACAGAAGAAATTCCAGTAACAAGTTCAGCAAGATCTATAGATTTATTAAAGGCTCTTTGACTTGTTGCATATGTGTCATTTAAATATGTCGTGATATTAGATTTCAATTGCTCTGCGTTTAAATTAGTTTTACCCTCATCATAAGTAACTGTCATTCCTAATCGTAGGATTGAAGATACTGGTCCAACATATTCTGGTAGAATTGAAATTGTTAATCGTTCTTGTAAGTTTGTAAGTGCAGTTTGTATGTCAGTTATATCTGGATCGATTGATGTTGATCCTTCATCACTGTTAATAAGAGAAACAAAAACCCTACCATAATAAGGAGGATCTTGTTCCTCTCCTCCCCACACTGTAAACTTGTAGTCGGAATTTTCTACTCCTTCACCTACAGGACTGTTTCCTATAATTGCAAGTGCATCTTGCTTTGTAACTGCTCTGTCTTGTGCTGCAAAGAATTTAGGCGCAAAGAATTTAATTGACTCTATATTTGGATCAGATGCACCACCTTCACTTAAACTTTTTGTTTCTACGATTGTGTTATCATTGAATGTTGTTGATGAAAAATCTGAATTAAAATTACCTACACCATTTCCAATTTCACCTGAACTTGTCACATAACTCAATCGCACCTTACTGCCTTCTGGGAGAGCAAGTCCTGCTTGTCGATCAACATCTGTTGCATAATTTCCACCAAACACAACAAAGAATCCTGCATCTGTTCTTTCCAAAAAGTAAACTCTAGATGTTTCATCTACATTCTGATTAATACTTCCCGATGAAATCCACTCTACAAATTTTGTATCATCTGGTGTTTTAACTTCCACGACCAAAGAGTTTATATCAATGTTTACGGTTGATATAAAGGCTTTTGTTCTATCTTGATTTAATATCGTTTCAATTTTATCAAAGAGTCTACTTCCTTGATGAACTTCTATTAAAGCATCTCCATTTTCGTCACTGGAATATGACTGGAATGTGAAGAATGTAAAGGAACCACCAGATTCATCTCGTCCTGTAAATCTTTGATATCGAGGTATTGTACTTCCGATTCCCCCTGCACGGAGTAATACTGTACTCTTTGCAGATTTTGCGCCGGGTACTGTATATCCTAGAGGTTTTGCCAAAGAAATTAAACTAGAAAGTTTTTGAGCAGTATCAAAAAACATTTCATTTGCAATCATATTCGAATAGAATGCATAATAAGTAGTATTGTATGCTAAAATATCAAGTAAAGTTGAAGCAGCAGAACCCTCAAAGTTATAGTCAGAAAAAACATCTTGGGTTTGGAGATACTGTTTAATGCTATCTTTGATATCATCAAACTCTAATTTTCCGATTTGAATTTCAGGATTTGCCATTACCTAACCTTTGTTATTTTTAAGTTGAGTGTTTGCGGAACTGGATCGTCTGTAATTGTGTTGACGATGTAATTGAGTGTAATCTCTAGAAAAAACGGTATGCTGTCATCAATATTGACACTTTCAAATGTAATTCTAGGTTCATATATTTCCAATTGTCTTTGGATAGAATCACCTAAAATTGCGATATCTGTGTTAGTTAAAATTTCAAAAAGAAGATCATAAATCCCAACCCCAATAGGAACCTATATAAGGCATGAAAACTAAATCAAGATACTCTGATATTGATATAGATTTTGGCAAAAATCAATTTACTAAAGATCTGTCGGTTGCAAGAAATCTTCAAGCAATTCAACAGTCAGTTCTTTCTATTGTACTGACTACTCCGGGGGAAAAACCATTTAATCCGGCATTTGGTGTTGGAATTTATGATCTTCTTTTTGAAATTTTAACTAACACAGATATCGCAATTTTAGGTGATTCTATCCAAAGACAATTGGAAAT